CCCCAGTTTGATCCAAGCCAGTTACAAGAACAAATAGGCGGTTTACAAGGCCAACTAGGGGGTTTAAAAGAACGGCAAGGCGGATTGTTCGACAGTTTAGAGAATATACCGTCACGCGAAGAATTTGAAAGGATGCGCAGCGAGTCCATTCCTTTGGTGCCGCCAAATATGCCTCGGTCACCAGGGGTTAACAACCAGAACAATGTCCTGGCGCCTATACCCGCTTCAGGGATTCCGCTGCCCGCTCCTATGGATGAAGAAACCAGAAGGCGTGTTGAATCTGAACGGAGATTTGGTTATGGCGGGGAAATCCCCCAAGGTATGACACCACCCGCTCCTGGAGGAATGGACCCTAGCACGCGACTTTTAGACGACGTAAGGAAGCAAGCGCTTTTCCAGAGCGGCGACGGAACGATTGATTATAACCCAGAGACAGGTAACTATATCCTTAATGCCTTTGGAGTCACCAAGGAATTAACAGCGGAGGAACTGGCTAAGCAATCGGGCCTTGATTTAGGCTCTTATGCGCAAGCACCTATGCCACGAGTACCAACTCCTGGGCCACGATTGCCAGCACCACGAGTACCGGCACCACGAGTATCAGCACCACGACTGGAAGCACCACGAGTACCAGCACCTATGCCCCGATTGGTGGAGAAAGTTCTCCCATGGCCTAATATCCCGAAAGGAACCGGAGGCATTAAACCTTCAAGACCAATTAAAGGCACGCGAACAAGAAACACCGTGAAGGTGCCACCACCATTTGATCCAAATGTAGGACAACCTCCACCAATGAGGCCACGAGTGATGCCGCCACTGCCTATAATGCAGCCTCCAACTCCCCCTCGTGGCATAAGAGCAATACCCAGACCTGGCGCCAGACGTAGACTGGGTGGAGGCAGGGGTGGGCCATAAACGATGCCAAAAGTAGACGGAAAACATTACGATTATTCACCCAAAGGCATTGCTATGGCTAAAAACGCAGCAAAGAAAAAGGGCGTTAAAGTGCAATACAAAAAAAAGGGTGGCAAAGTTAACTATAAACAGCCTGGTAATAGCGGGCTGTACGGGCGTAAATAACAATGGCCGTATCTGGATCTAAAGACTTTGAGCTAGACGTAGCCGATTACGTTGAAGAAGCGTTTGAGCGCTGTGGTTTAGAGCTTAGGACGGGTTATGATTTAAAATCTGCGACCAGAAGCCTTAATTTGATGTTGGCGGAATGGTCTAACAGAGGTTTAAATCAATGGACGGTTACAGAAAAAACGGTAGCCATGGTAAAAGATACTGCAACGTATAATGTTGATAGTACGAACTCCACAGCTCCAATTGATGTTTTGGATTTTTATGTTAGAGAAACCATTAGCAACAGCACGGTAGATATCCCGTTAAACCGAATGAGCAGAGCTGAATATGGTCATTTAGCAACTAAATCTACTACCGGTAAACCTAATCAAGTATTTCTAAACAAACAATTAACACCAACGATTACTGTATGGCCGGTGCCTGATAAATCTAGTACCTATACGGTATACATGAATGTCTTAACCAGGATGGACGACGCAGATGTAGGCGTAAATACTTTAGATGTGCCGTTTAGATTCTACCCCTGCTTAGCAGCAGGTCTTGCTTATTATATGAGTTTGAAAAAAGCGCCAGAAAAAACGGGAATGTTAAAACAGCTCTACGAGGAAGAATTTGATCGCGCTAAGGCGCAAGACGAAGACCGAACAAGCTTTAGGGTAGCGCCTCAGCTTGGCGGCTATAACACTCCTTAATTATGGCACGCGCATCCGGTTCAAAAGCATACGGAATTTGTGACATAACAGGGTTCCGTTACAAGTTACGAGACATGAAATTGACTTGGGACGGTCTTTTGGTTGGTCCTGATCAGTGGTCGCCAAAACACCCACAACTGGATCGCAAACCGTATCCAGCAGATCCGCAAGGATTAAAAAATGCTAGGCCAGATTCTTCAGATGACAACACTAAGTTTTTGGTGTACACAAATGTGCAAGATGGTATACTCGGAACGGTGCTAGACACATATGAAATTGAATGTAGTGTCGGGGAGGTAACCATAGAAATAACATGAGTTTTACACTAGCGACATTAAAAACAGCTGTTCAAGATTACATGGAGTCAAGCGAGACTACATTTACCACGCAGCTCAACACATTTATCAAAGAGGCAGAAAATCGCATATTTGATAATGTGCAACTGCCTGTACAAAGAAAAAACGTGCAAGGCACAACAACAATATCGAACCGTTTTTTGGCAACACCAACTGATTTTTATGCGCCATTTAGCGCTGCCGTAATAACTGGCAGTAAGTATTACTATCTCGATTTCAAGCATCCAAGTTTTATAAAAGAGTACAGCCCAACAACGACAGTTACTGGTAGGCCAAAATATTACAGTTTATTAGACGATACCGCGTTTGAGTTAAGCCCAATACCCGATGCAGCCTACACGGTTGAGGTTCATTACCTTTACAAACCGGCTAGTTTAACTGCCGGCTCTGATTCCGGTACAACAGTGCTTTCTACAGATTACCCAGAAGCTTTGCTTTACGGAACCCTGGTAGAAGCTGCCATTTTCTTAAAAGAAACCCCAGATGTTATTGGTAACTTTGAGGCCAGGTTTAAAGAATCATTGGCTAGAATGAAAAACCTCAGCGAAGGCAGAAAACAACGAGACGAATATAGGTACGATTCACTTCGACAAGGCGTCTCGTAGTGAAGCCCATAAAGGAGATTGAGGGCGCTCATGTTGCTCTTGTTGGACTGGGTACATCTCAAATTGATTATGTTATCGGCAGAGAAAACTCTGTTGAGTGGGACGAAACCTGGGGCTGTGGTAGCTCAGCTGCCGTTTATAAATTAGATCGCTTGTTTATGATGGATCCGGCTAGTCGGTTTTTTGACACCGAGGATGCTGGTAAACAAACCGATGTCATGCGAAAAATACTCCCTGATTTAGAAATTCCAATTTATTCTTGTGAGCTTGATGAGCGCGTGCCAGGCATAGTTGAATATCCCATTAATGAGATTGTAGAGGCGACCAGGTGCGCTTACTTGAACAACACGGTTGCATACGCGGTAGCGTTTGCCTACTGGAATAATGTAAAACAGCTTGATTTGTTTGGAGTAGACTTTAGTTATAAAGGCAATTTGCATTTTGCTGAGGCTGGCAGGGCTTGCGTAGAGTTTTGGCTATCAAAATGTATTGAAAAAAAGATTAAAGTAGGTGTAAGCCCAAGATCGACCTTATTAGATTCTAATGTGCCGGTGGCAGAAAGGCTTTACGGATATCATCGTTTAGAAGACCCTAAAGTAGCTATACCAGATGAAGACGAGTGGTTTGTATGTAACCAATCTGAAATGGACCAATTAATAGAAAGTGGGAAAACCACACTACGAACAACGCCGGCTCCGCCAGAGCCATTCAAAGGATGACTGATAGTTTTATCAAGCTTGGGGAAGTTAGTGTGCACACCACTAACAATAAGGGACATGATCCTGAGTTTTGGGCGACGGCAGTTACTAACAAAATTTGTGGAATTTCTGATCACGCTCCAGATCATGTTAAACAACAAGCTTTGGCTTTTAAAAATGCAGTTTATGATATAGTGTTAAGAGGGATTCGCAGTGGAATAAGTTCAGATCGAACAACTGTGGTAAACTTATTACGAAGCCAAGGTCATGGTGACATGGCAGACATTATTAAGGAGTTATAATATGGCAATAACATCGGCTATATGCTCAAGTTTTAAACAAGAAATACTTGTAGAGGGGCATAATTTAACAAACGGGGCGGACAGTATCAAGCTGGCGCTTTATACGTCTTCAGCTACCCTAGGTGCTGCCAGCACTGTATACGTTACAACGGGACAATCAACGGGCACAAATTATTCTGCGGGAGGCCAGGCTTTAACAAACGTAACGCCGGCTTTGGACGGAACTACTGCTGTGTGTGATTTTGCAGACGAAACTTTTGGCACAGCAACCGTCACAGCGAGGGGCTGCCTTATTTACAATTCCACAAACGGCAATAAAGCGCTTTGTGCTATTGATTTTGGTAGCGATAAAACCAGTACGGCTGGTGATTTTACGGTCGTATTTCCAAGCGCCTCAAGCTCGGCAGCAATAATCCGATTGGCTTAAACAGGTTAAGGGTATCTGGTTATGCCATTAACTGTATTTAATTTTAAGGCTGGAATAAATAAAGAAGAAACCGACTACTCTAATGAAAACGGTTGGGTCGACGGAAACTTTGTACGCTTTAGAAAAGGCCGACCAGAAAAAATAGGCGGCTGGGAAAAGCTTTCCGCAAACACTTATATAGGCTCTGCAAGAGCATTACATTCTTGGATATCTCTTGGCGGAGCAAGATATCTAGGCATCGGCGCAACGCAAAAATATTACATTGAAGAAGGTCAGGCTTATAATGACGTAACTCCCATTAGAGCGACCACCACCAATGGCATTACTTTTGCAGCCACCAATGGCTCTTCTACTATCACGGCGACCGACTCAGATCACGGGGCTGTTAATGGTGATTTTGTTACAATTGCTGGTGCCGCAACACTCGGCGGCCTGGTTACAGCCGCTGTTTTAAATCAAGAATATCAAATTGCCCTGGTCACGGGCGATAACACTTACGAAATTACAGCTAAAGATTCCGATGGTGATGCGGTTACCGCAAATTCCTCTGACTCTGGTAACGGCGGTGCTGGAGTGGATGGCGTATACCAAATTAATTCTGGCCTTGATGTTTATGTTCCTTCTGCTGGTTTCGGTGTAGGCACATGGGGAGCTAGTACATTTGGGTCTACTAGCGCAATAACAGCAGTAGGCCAATTAAGATTATGGACACACGACAACTTTGGTGAGAATTTAATAATCAACCCGCGAGGCGGTGGTATTTACCGTTGGGTTGAAAACAATGGCCTGTCCGTTAGAGCTTTAGTTTTAAGCGGTATCAGTGGCGCTAACTTGGTGCCAACCGTTGCACTACAAGTCATCACGTCCGAAACGGACAGACACTTAATTGTGCTGGGCGCAGACCCTCTTTCTGGCGGCAGCAGAACAGGCGTGATAGATCCGATGTTTATTGCTTTCTCAGACACAGAAAACGAATTAGAATTTGAGCCTTTAACTACTAACAGTGCTGGCTCGGTACGCTTGTCCTCCGGTTCACTAATAATTGGCGGCATGAAAGCCAGGCAAGAAACATTAATATGGACCGACACCTCTTTGTACAGCATGAACTTTATTGGACCGCCTTTAACTTTTGCTCTGAACCTGGTTAACGAAGGAGCTGGTCTTATAGGCCCCAAAGCTGCTGCAAATGCGCCAAATGGCGTTTACTTCATGTCGAAGAATGCTTTTTATTATTATAATGGCTCTGTACAAAAACTGCCTTGCTCGGTGCAAGATTATGTTTTTGATGACTTAAATTTAACGCAAGCATTTAAGTGTCACACAGTAATTAATGCAGAATTTTCCGAGGTGTGGTTTTTCTATCCGTC